ATGTTGTCTCCTTTCTTTTGTTCTACACATCATTTTTTGTTTTGTAGCGGTCGGTTCCACACTTCCGACCGCCACTCTCCTTATGTTCTGCCTGCCGTTCACGTCGGCGGCGGAGCTCCAAAGATGTCAGTGGAATGTACATCCTAATAACACAGCCGAGCCGTTCCGTATGGGGCGGCTTTGCTGTTTATTAAATTAACAAAACAGCAACGAGTGGCAGGTATGGGGGGAGGGTACCCCCTGCAAGGGTATATATGGACTACAACAGCGTCACTGCTCAAAAAACTGCGCTGAAAGAAATCAGAGGTGAAAATAATGGAATACGGACTCCCGTATCTCAAGAAAAAACTGGCACAGAAGTCGCTGAGAGTATCTACGAGATATCAGTATTATGAGATGAAAAACCGTATCAACGATTTCAGCAGTATGATTCCCTCTGACTTTCGTTGGCTCGCATACTCGCTCGGTTGGTGTGCGAAGGCTGTAGACAGTATAGCCGACAGGGTCGTGTTCGATGGATTCGATAACGACGACTTCCAGATCGGAAGCATATTCACTCTCAACAACCCCGACGTGCTTCCTGACAGCTCGATACTGTCTGCTCTCATCAGCTCGTGTAGTTTCATCTACATCGGGCGCGGTGATGACGGGTACCCGTTCATGCAGGTCATCGACGGCGGCAATGCCACTGGAACTATCGACACTACAACCAACCTATTGACCGAGGGATATGCGGTTCTCGAACGTGATGAACACAAAACGCCTACGCTCGAAGCATATTTCCGCCCGTTTCAGACTGACTACTACGTACACGGCAAGCTCGACGAGTCTATGACGCTCGTCCACAGTGCGCCGTATCCGCTACTTGTGCCGATTATAAACCGCCCTGACGCTCGGCGTCCGTTCGGTCACTCGCGCATATCACGCACCTGCATAGACATTACGCAGGCGGTTCTGAGGACGTTCCGACGTATGGACGTCTCCGCAGAGTTTTACAGCTTCCCGCAGAAGTACGTGCTCGGGCTCTCTGACACTGCGATAGAGGGCTTTGATAAGCCCAAGGCAACGATATCCTCATTCCTCGCGTTTGGAAACGACGATGAAGGGAACAAGCCGACAATGGGACAGTTCCAGCAGCAGAGTATGACTCCTTACATCGAGGAGCTCAAAGCGTTTGCTTCTGTATTCGCAGGAGAAACGAACCTCACTATTGACGACCTCGGCTTTTCGACGGCGAATCCTCAGAACTATGACGCTATTCGTGCGAGCCACGAGCAGCTCCGTCTTGCTGCCCGTAAGGCTCAGCGCACATTCGGTGTCGGCTTCCTTAATGCCGGGTATCTTGCCGCTTGCCTGCGTGACAACGTGTCCTACGACCGCCGCGCCTTCGCGAATACCAAGCCTGTGTGGGCGCCCATATTCGAGCCAGACGCCGCAGCTCTCGGAGCTCTCGGCGACGCTATCTACAAGATCAATCAGGCGGTACCCGACTTCATCGGTGCGAAGGCTGTCCACCGCATGACGGGATTGGAGAGTGACAGTGACTGAGTATGAGCAGCTTCGTGCTGCACTCGATAAAAAGCTCGCCGCTGACCCGTCGCTCCGGGCTGTCATTAAGCGAATCAAGAACGGCACGGCGACGCTCACGGACTCCGCTGAGTATGCTCGTGTGCTTTCTCATATACTCGGGCGTGAGGTTTCTGCGAATATTGTTGACCTCGACGACAGAGAGGGCATAGTCACACAGCTCCTTCGTGACTGCTACGGTGACGTCAATAGCATCTACGCGAAGACACAGACGCTCCTGGACGAACAGGCAGGTATACACATCAGACCTCAGCAGCCCGACTTTCCTGCCGAGCGTGTCGACCAGTTCACGCACTCGCTCATCGACCCGACAGTGGCGGAGAGCGTTATCAAGCGCCGAGCAAGAGCAGGCTGTGAGACGATAACCAAGTCCTTCCACGATGACTGTATCAAAAAGAACGCTCAGTTCCGACATGACGCGGGGCTGAAATGCTATATTGTTCGTATCGGTACGAAGTGCTGCGAGTGGTGCAGTGATGTCGCAGGAAAGTACGAGTTCGGCGACCAGCCCGACGGTATCTTCCGCAGGCACGATAACTGCGACTGCACTATCATCTACGACGGACAGGTGCTCCGCGGCAGGCAGAACGCCGACGGCTCACGCTCAAAGACGTGGGAAGAACTCCCGAACGCTAATGCCGCAGACTACACAGCACCGTCACTTTCCGATGAGCAGGGCAGAGCCATCGAGCAGAGGAATCTTGCACAGATCAGAGGGTTGACAAGTAGTGCAAATGATGGTAAAATAAAATCAGAGAATGCATTCAACTGTTATGGTGATTATCTCCGTGATAAGATGGGTAGTGCATTAGAGAATCAACCCGATGAAGTACGTGATATCGTTGATGATGTAGTAAGGCTTGGCGGTTCTGTTGAATTCTTGCATGACAATACTAAAATGGTTTGCAATGTAGCATTAGGTGAGCCAGGACAAATTGAGGTCGATGAGAATATTTCTATCGGTGGTTTAAAACACGAGTACAGACATTTCCTCGATGATATGAAAAATGGTAATCCTGGATTAGGTTATTATTTACGTGACAAAGATGTATTTTTTGAATATGAACGTCGAGGATACATGGAAGAATTACTCATTGCAGAACAAAATGGCTATGATGATGTAGCAGACAAGATTCGCGGTGAGATTGAAAAGAGAAGGAGGGAGATTTATGGCGAATAAATCGTTGCTTGACAAGGTTAGCTTTATTTTTAAAACGGTTAAAAACCATAATACTGCCCCTGAAGCTCTCGATATGCTTATGAAATACACAAAAGAACATACTGACGATATGGTGTTGGGGCGTTTTTTTGGTTACTCTGTATCTGATTATTCAATAGCTGCTTTGAAATGGCTGAACACTGAAGATACCAATCTCAATTTTGAAAGAATAATAAAATCATTACCGTCACAAAGACAGCATGAGATAAACGAACTCGTTTCTAAAGAATTATATAAGCAATATTAAACCGCTCAGAAATGGGCGGTTTTCTTATACCCATTTGAAGGGGCTCGGGTTCTCCCGTTCCAGCGGCAGCGGAATGCCGTCTGCTATGCTTGCCTCCCTTCGGGAGACTGTTTCCGAGCCCGAAGCGAGGTGATGATAATGGCAAAGCCAAACCTCCGCCCCGACCATAACGGAACGCAGAGGGCGCAGTTCAACAGCAACAAGAAAAAGATATACGCGACGCAGACGGTCTGCGGTATCTGCGGGAAGCGAGTAGACTTCAAGCTGAAATTTCCGCATCCTCTCTCGCCGTGTATCGACCACATCATACCTGTCGCGAAGGGTGGCGACCCTTCCGACATTTCCAATCTTCAGCTTGCGCACATGACCTGCAACCGGCAGAAGTCCGACAAGCTTGTGCAGAAAATTGACTTTGCAGCAGCTCCCGAGCTTATATCGAACCGAGTGCTGCCTTTGACTTTCGACTGGAAGTCCCTTTGAGCCATTGAGCCTAAAACGAAAGGAGCGGTCTAATGCTCGACAAGCGTGTGGGCAGACAAGAACCGACTCTTTCAGTTGTTCTGCCATACTCGCACTCCCTCGGAGAGGAAGCCTGCGAGCTATACAACAGATCCCGCCGTAATACAATGCCATGGCAGGAGCTTATGCTCGAAGACATCATGGCAGTGGATGAAAACGGGCTGTGGACACACATGAAATTCGGCTGGTCGATACCGCGCCGAAACGGAAAATCTGAAATACTTATCGCACGCGCCATCTGGGGTATTACTCACGGAAGGCGCGTTTTGTATACCGCCCACCGAACGACTACGTCAAGCAGTGCGTGGGAGCGGTGTGTCTCGCAGCTGTCGGGAGCAGGCTACGTTGAGGACGTCGATTTCAAGACCTATAAGACCCGCGGCACAGAACGCATCGAGTGGCTCAGAGATAACAGCGGCGCCCTTATCAACTTCCGCACCCGTTCAAGCAAGGGCGGACTCGGTGAGGGATATGATGACCTTATGATAGACGAGGCTCAGGAGTACACCGCCGATCAGGAGAGCGCTCTCAAATACGTCGTGACGAGCTCACCGAATCCGCAGACACTTATGTGCGGAACTCCGCCGACGGCTGTATCATCGGGTACAGTATTCCAGAAATACCGACAGAATACTCTTACAGGCAAGAATACAAATTCAGGCTGGGCAGAGTGGAGCGTTCCGAAGCTCTCTGACGCTTACAATGTAGAGCTGTGGTATGAGACCAACCCGTCGCTCGGGTATATCCTCAGTGAAAGAACTATCCGCGACGAACTCGGCGACGACCAAGTTGATGATAACATACAGCGTCTCGGTCTGTGGATTGTGTATTCTCAGAAGTCGGCTATCAGCCTCAAGGAATGGGAGAGTTACATCATAGAAAAGCCCGAGCTCCGCACGCCGACCAAACTGTTTTTCGGCGTGAAGTACGCGAAAACGACCGCGAATGTTTCGCTCTCGGTTGCCGTCCGTACATCCGATAACAGGGTGTTCATTGAGGCTATAGACTGCCGACCTACGAGGGACGGTAACAGCT